GTAATCGTCGGGACTCACCACCCCCTGCTGAGCGGGCAGGACGCCGAGGGTAAGGAACGATCCGAGGAAGCTCGCCACGCTCCCCCTCCAGGGCGAGACCATCGCCCAGAGCAAACCAAGTAAAAAGAACCTCATGCCCACCTCCTACATCTCGTCCACGCGCCGATTGGAGTCGAGCGCGGGCGCATCGTCCCTGTGATCAACGGAACCGACGGCGTTCTGGCTGGACGCCGGGTCCGCCTTATCCGCCGAGAGCTTCCTAGCCACGGGGTCTTCCTTCATGGAGTTAACCCTCTTGGTCAGCTCCTCCCCGACGGCCTCCCCCACCTGCTGCGCGGCGTACTTACGCAGGAGATTCTTGTCGTTCCCCTTCTCGTCCTTCTCCTGCGCCCCAAACGCGGTATCCAGGGCCGCGTTCCGCACGACCGCCTCGTTATCCCTGACCGTCTTACGAAGACTGGTAATCTCCGTCACCGGGTCCTTCACGCCCTCAGCCTTCAGCGCGTTCACCACGCGCAGGGCCTCGACGTATTCGGGAGTAACGAGGGACCTCGCCTCCCCCATGGCCTCCGCTATCTCGGAGAGCGTAACCTTCGCGGTTGCCAGGGAGTTGACGACCTTCATGAACTCTTCCTTCGTCATAGTCTCTCCTTCCTCTATATCCTCCAACCCGCCAACGGCGGGTTCGATGGAGTTTTCTTGTTTCTGCTGATACACCGAGTGACAGACCGCCGCAGCCTGACCGGGCTTCTTCCCCTCCCCTATGAGCACGGGGATGCACCGCTCCACGAAGTCGTCCTCGGTCTCGTCGGACTTGGGCTCGGGGTTGGTCACCCGCGCATTCGTCTCCTGCTTCATGGCTCCTACCCCCCAGTCCACGGCGTCGTTCCTCTCGCCGTACATGGATTCCACGACGTTCTCCTCCCGCGCGCCATTACCATCGGTAAGCGATTCCACCTTCGGATACGTTACTATGGAAAAGTGTACCATCTTGCTCTGGCACTCGCGGATGAACACGCTGTTGTCACCGCTCTCCCCCACCTTGGGCACGTAGTTCTTCAGGAGCACGTAGCCCGTACCGTCGCCGTTAGATATCAGCTTCCCGCCCACCAGGACGAAGTCGGTTGGGGAGCGAGCGAAGTCCGAGGGGGAGTGCCCGCTCTTCGCGCCGGGGATCGGGTGATCCCTGAGCTTCGCGAGGTAGCTCTCGAAGAAGCTCTCCTGGTAGTTGAGCCTGTTCGCTCGGATCGGATACTCGATCTTCTGTATCTTAAAGTACGGGTCCTCGTCGCCCTCCGTCCACCTACTCATGATCTCCTCGGGCACGAGGGTGGGCACGGTGGCCGGGTCTACCACCCAGTTCCCCTTGAGCGCGTCCGTCAGGTTAAGTCGCCTAAGTCCGTCCATGTCTCCTCCTATGCCGCCCTCAGGTACTCGTTGCGGTACCAGTCCTCCAGGTATTCCTTACCCCCGCCCCGCTCGAAGTCCCTGAGGTCCCGCACGAACTCGCGCAGGTCCATGAGTCGCGGCGTCACGAGGCACGAGCAGCTCGGGTGCGGGTATCCGGGCAAATCCTCCGCCGTGTACGGGCCGCCGTCCGCCAGATCCTGGCACTCGCAGCCGAAGTCCGTGTTGGTGTATCGCTTCCAGTCGAACAGCCCCTCGCACGCCGGGTTCGCCAGGCCGTCCAGCCGCCCGGCCTCCTGGAGGGACGAGTACAGCTCCGACCGCACGAGCCGGAGGGCGTTGTAGTCCACGTCCTTACGGATGCGTCGCGCGAAGTCAGCGTTTCCCCGAACGAGCTTACCCCAGCGCTGCATGAGCCCGGCTCTCCCGTCCCTCACGTATGCCGTGAGGTCCGCCGCCACGTCAACCGCGTCCCTACCCACGGCGATGCCCGACGTTACCACCTGCTTCATGGCGTCCTGGTACGCGGCGCCCGCCCGCCATATGCGCTCCGAGAACGAGTACCCGTCCGCATAGATGCGCGATACCATGGTCTTCACCACGGACTCGCTCACCCCGAGGAACACGTTGCGAACGACCACGGGCGTAACCCGCGTTGCTCCGGCCCCGCGCGCAGCCTGGATGACGAACTCCTCGTCGATGAGAGTTACGCCCCTGGCCGCGTCTGCGGCCGCCCCCGGAAGCATCCCCTCAAGCCTCCGCTGGACGGCGTGGGAGCCCTCCTCCAGGGCTGCGCTGATCCTCGCCCAGGAAGCGGTCGTAATCTCCGCAGCCCCCGCCAACTCGGCCCCGGCCACCTGCCGGGCGGCCTCGCGGGCGGCCTCCGCGTACGTCGAGCGCAGCCTGGTCATGAACCGCCTGGTCTCCAGGGCGAGGTCGATCCTGGCCTTCCTGTACGCGCGGGCGTACTCGGCGACGGTCACTTCTTCCTCCCATTCCCACCGGCCGCCGCAAGATCCTTAATCGTCTGCTCGACCTTCGCCCAAATCTCGGCGGGGGCGGTAACGAGCGAGGCCAATGCCCGCAGCCTCCCCTTCCTCGCATTCTGCTGCTGCGCGTACTCCTCGGGATCGTAGCCCTCAAGGTCGAGGATCACCTCGTACGGGGCGGAGGCGAACGACTTGTGCTTAGCTACGGCGGAGAGCCCAACCACGAACCTCTCGAAGTCGTCCTCGGTAGCGGCGGGGTACATGCCGCGCCACAGCCGGAAGAGTTGGTCCTTAGTCAGACCCGCGCAGCTCATGAGGGAGGATACTCCGGAGGCGAAGTTCTGGAAGATGGTCGCCTTCATGGACTCGGACACCGCATCAAGGGCGTTCCACTCCACCGTAATCTCGACCTCCCGCCCCTCCCGCATGGTCGCGTAGCGCTCAAGGGCCAGAGTAGCCCTGAAGAGCTGGGCGTAGGAGTCCGCCTTCTGGTCGCGCTTATCCTCCACATACTTGACCACGCCGTCCATCTGCTCCTCCGCAGACGCGTGGTTACCGGCCATCTTTGGACCCCAGAGCATCTCCGGAATGTTCGACCCCTCCATGATCTTGAGGAACTTCCGCGTGAGCGCCGCCTCGTACGGCTCAAACGAACCCTTAAGGGAGATGTACTCGGTCTTCTCCTTGCCCGCGCGATTGAAGATGAAGTCGAGCTCGGCAACGTGTATGTCCCCTATGGTATTGAACCCGTTGTTATCCATCCACTCGTCAAAGTCCTCACCCTCCTGTATCATCTTGGGCTCGAACTTCGCCAGGAGAGTAGACTGCTTGAGGTCGATGTCGTGGTAGTCCTTAAGGTCAGATAGGATGCGCTCGTAGTCCGAGTGCCCGCGCACCTCGCTGCCGTCCCTGTTGTTCGCGAACGCTATCGGTATGGACCCGAGGGGATTGCGCATCGAGGCGTCCCTCAGTACCTGCGGTATCGCACCCGACGTCCCCCCCCACTCCACGGTAATCTTCGCCGCCGTGAAGGTGCGCCGCCTGCGGACGATGACGGTCTTGTCAAAGCCCACCGACGCGGTGATCTCCTCGTCGGTGATGAGCTGGGTCACCTCCCCGGTGTCGAGGTCACGCACCACGTCGGTTACGGTGTCATCGGGGATGAACTCCCATAGGACCAACTGCTTCTTAGCCGAGTAGTGGGGCCACACCCAGATGGTCCCCTCCCTATGGCACTGGAGGTGTATCTGCGGGAAGGACCGCGCGTACCGAGCAACATAGGAGGACAGGATCTCGTCCGCCTTCTCGTCATCGGTCTTCGGTATGGGTATCCCCATGAACCTCACCGGCGCGGCTATGGGGGTAAACGCCAGGGCGGACGCGAGCTTGAGTCCGGGGTACGAACCATGGAACAAACCCGAGGTGAGCTCCCGATTGGCCACCAGGGAGTCGGTGAGGTCCACGGGCTGCGGCCTGCGGCCCTCCCGCTTAGCCGGATTCTTGGTCTGCTCCCTGGACTTGAACCAGGAGAACCTATCGAGGAAGCTCACGCTACCCTCCTCCTGGCCGCCATCTCCGCCCGGCGCTTGCCGGAGAGACCCCTAACCCTCAGGGCGTCCCCGTCGCGCGAGTACCTGAGCGCGTCTATCGGATCGTCGTCTATTGACTGGAACTCGTCCGTAAGATTTCCCTGCCTATCCAGCCGATACTTGAACTCAGCGATCGTGCGGGCGAGCTGCGGGCACCTCGTCCTATGGACGTATATCCTCATTGACTTCAGGTGGTCGATACCCGCCTTCACGGAGCCGGCCCCCTTCCTGCACGCCGTCATCTTCCTGAACCCGGCCTTCAGGAACTCCTCAATGCGGGCGGGTTCAGCGGAGTCGCCCACGTACCTGTTCCGCTCGTAGCCGGGGTCGAACGCCTTCACGTCCTCGATGAGCTCGGGATTGGTGATCCCCTTCTGGTAGAACTCGTCGAAGACGTATAGCTCCCCGTCCTTCATCCCGGAGCGCTCCACGCACGACGCGTGATTAAACCCGAAGTCCACGCCCTGCCCCACATCCTCCAGGTCATCAGCCCCATACGCGAAGTCGCGAATCTCGAAATTGGTAAAGACCAAAACCGAAGAATGCGTGCCCCACTGCGCCAGCGCGTAGACCTGGTAGCTGTCGGGATCTCTCTCCCGCATCTCCTCCAAGACCTCCACGTCGTCCGGATCGAGGAACGCGTTGTCCTTGTAGGTCATAACGTGAAGGGACACGTTGTCGGCGGGTACATCAAAAAACCGCCGCTTGAGGAAGTGGCTGGCACTTATCGGGTTGAATGCCAGGATGAGACGCTTCTGCGGACCCTTACCGCGAGCCCTCAGGTTAAGCTGGGTGATGTCCTCCGGCGTGCACTCGGTCGCTTCCTCAACGAAGACATCCGTTATGCCGAATATCGACTTCAGCTTCGCCACGTCGTCAAGGCCGCAACA